GGATTTGGAGCGCAAGGGCAAGCAGAGCTATCAGGGCTGGATGTGCGCCCGGCTGCTGGCGTTCAGCAACGGAGATTTGCAGGCGCTCTTTGACCGCAGTGACGGATTTTACCGGCGGCAGCTGGTGCTGACCACCAAAGAGAAACCTGTTGACCGTGTGGACGATCCCGACCTGGCCGAGAAGATGAAAATGGAAATCGAGAGAATCTTTCTCTGGGCTTTTGCGGGATTGCAGCGGCTGGGCGCCAACAACTTCAAGTTCACCGAGAGCCAGCGCACCAGAGAGAACCGGGAGGCCGTCAAGCGGGACAACAACAATGTCTTCGACTTTCTGGAATCCGAGGGTTATATCCGGCTGAAAGCGGATGCGTCCATCAGTTCAAAGGATTGCTACGACATTTACCGAATGTGGTGCGAAGAAAATAGTCTGACTGCACTCAAACGCCGTAGTTTTAGCGATGCGCTGGTGGCCACCTGCGGCAAGTACAATCTGGAACACTGTAACACGATTAGCAATTCGGCAGGACGCCGGGTGTGGGGCTTTATGGGGATCGAGGCAGTGGCAAGGCCGCATATAAACGAGTTTACGGACACTTCACAGTGTACGTACGTACCGGAAGACTGGCGGGATTGATTTCCGCTCTGGTCGCCGGTACGTATGTACGCAGCGATTAACCCTGTTACCTCATATATTGTAGAGACGCTTCATGTGGATAAAGTGGTCGTTCCCATTTTGGGGACCACCAAAACGGACAGGAAAGGCAGTGATTTTATAGGCATATTTTGAAGCAATCGCAAAACGGCGAAATATATCTCTATTATCCGCATACAGTTCGCCGGATGGCGGCTCACGGAACGGCGTACAGATTGTACCATTTTGTGACAATACAATTCGAACGGTGAAAAGTCACACATTTCCGTGAAGTCGAATATTCCGCCGTTGACCAACGATACGCGGGGAAGCATTTCTATCGCAAAACAGCAACTATAACAATTTTATCATTCCATAAAGCCGGTACGCTGTCTAGCGCAGCCGGTTCTTTTTATGGGCAAAAAATTTGGAGGATTATTATGAAATCAAGTATCCGAAACGAAATCAAGGCGCAGATCATCCGCGCCGGTTACACCATGCAGGAAGTCGTAGACCAGCTGCACGATGAATACGGGTGGAGCGATAGCGTATCCAATCTTTCCGGGAAATTGCAGCGGGGGTCGCTGCGGTATCGGGAGGCTGTGGAACTGGCCGATGTGCTGGGCTATGACATTGTCTGGCAGAAACGGAGGGATTGAGCATGGAAAAAGCACAATATGCGATTATGCGATTCGCAAAGTACAAAGGGCCGGAGATTGGCAATATCGAGGCTCACAACGAGCGTACAAAGGAAAAATACGCCAGTAATCCCGATGTGGACACTAGCCGAAGCAAGTACAACTTCCATCTGGTCAAACCGCCCGGCAAGTACCGGGCGGAATCGGAGCGGCAGATTGCCGCTGCCGGATGCCGTACCCGGAAAGACAGTATCCGTATGATCGAGACGCTGTTCACTGCCAGCCCGGAGTTCTTCAAGGGGAAGAAGCGTGCGGAGATTCGGGTGTTTTTCGAGGAAGCTCTGCACTTTCTGGAGCAGCATCAATCCAAAAAGACAATCATATCCGCTGTGGTGCATATGGACGAGAAAACGCCCCATATGCACCTTTGTTTTGTCCCTCTGACTGAGGACGGCAGGCTCAGCGCCAAAGACATTATGGGTAACAAGAAGAAGCTGACCTGGTGGCAGGATGAGTTCTGGAAACACATGGTTAAGAAATTCCCGGATTTGGAGCGCGGCGAAAGCGCCAGCCTGACCGGGCGCGACCATATCCCGCCCCGCGTATTTAAGGAGATGACCAGATTGACCAAACAGAAAAGCAAACTGGGGGATCTGCTCACTGGAATCAATCCCTTTAACACCAAAAGCCGGGCGGAGGAAATCTGCAAGATTCTGGATACCTATATTCCCAGCGTGGAGAAGATGGACACGCTGCTGCGGAAATATGGCGTAGCCTTCACGAAAACAGCATCCGAAAACAAAAAGCTGAAAACGAAAAATGCCGAACTGGAAGAATCTCTTGCATCGGCGCAGAAGGTCAGCACCCTAAAGCAGATCGAAGACCTCAAGCTGCGGCGCGACTATGACAGTGCCGTGTCGATTTTGGAGCAGATACCGCCGGAAGTATTGGATTTTTACAAACAGCCTCATAAAAAAGAAAGGGAAAATGCCTATGATAGATGAGTGGAGTGGTTTTGCAGACCTGCTGGCCAACCTGATTGAGAAATACGCTTCGGAGTTAGATATTGAGAATATGCCCACTCCTTTAGCACCTTGTGATAGGATGAGCAACGCCGAAGTAAATCAAAAAGATTCTGATTCCAAGCAGGAAGTAGTTGAAAGCAAAATCGCCGCACGATATAATGAACGTGATATAAGTGTCCAAACAAGAGGACTGGTCTACTCCCTGTCCTCTTGGAACATAAAAACGGAAGCAGATGGGAGCGTGAACAAATGGCGGAAGACAAGAACAGACCGGACCAGAGCCAGGGCGAGATTGTAATTTATCAGGCCGAAGATGGGATCACAAAGGTAGAGTGCCGGTTTGTAGACGAGACTGTTTGGCTGACACAGCAGCAGATGGCGGAATTATTCCACACGTCCAGAAGCAACATTGTGGAGCATATCGGCCACATCTATGAAGAAGGCGAACTGGATGAGGTTTCAACCTGTCGGAAATTCCGACAGGTTCGACTGGAGGGCAACCGGCAAGTAACCAGAGAGTTGCCTTTCTATAATCTGGACATGATCATTTCTTTGGGGTACAGGGTAAAATCCTTGATTGCCACCCAGTTTCGCCGGTGGGCCACTGAGCGCCTAAAAGAATATATGATCAAGGGCTTCACGATGGACGATGAGCGCCTAAAAAATTTGGGCGGTGGCAACTACTGGCATGAGCTGCTGGAGCGGATTCGGGATATTCGTTCTTCGGAAAAAGTGATGTACCGTCAGGTGTTGGATCTGTACGCAACCAGTGTGGACTATAATCCCAGGAGCGCGGAATCTGTTGCGTTTTTCAAAATGGTGCAGAACAAGCTTCATTATGCGGCGCATGGACATACGGCTGCGGAAGTGATCTATGAGCGGGCCGATGCGGATAAGCCATTTATGGGGCTTACCACCTTTTCCGGCGATTTTCCCACGGCAAAAGATATTGGGATTGCCAAGAATTATCTGACGGAGGAAGAACTGCGGGTTCTGAATCAAATGGTATCCGGTTATTTCGACTTTGCCGAGGTGCAGGCCATTCGTCACCGGCCCATGTATATGAGTGATTATGTGGAGCAGCTGGATAACATTCTTCGGGCGACTGGGGAAGAAGTATTGACCCATGCAGGAAAAATCAGTCATGCACAGGCGATGGAAAAAGCAAAAGCAGAATATAAACGCTATCAGGCACAAACCCTTTCCCCCGTGGAGGAAGAATATTTGAAGACCATCAAACAGTTGGGGAAAACGGCTAAGACGGAGGCGGAAAAGCAGGATGATACTTCTGACCCAAAATAAAAGCGGTTCATCCAATTTTACGATTGGCACCACATGAGGAAGATTAAGATGCAGAAAGAGAAGATAAAAGTTTACACCTATACCAGAGTGTCCACCGCTATGCAGGTGGATGGCTATTCGCTGGATGCGCAGAAGGCTAAAATGAAAGCCTACGCAGACTATAACGATTATAAGATTGTCGGTGAGTATGAGGATGCGGGAAAGTCTGGCAAATCCATTGAAGGCAGAGCGCAGTTCAACCAGATGATGGAGGACATCAAATCCGGCAAAGACGGAGTGTCCTATGTTCTGGTGTTCAAATTGTCACGCTTTGGCAGAAATGCAGCGGATGTGCTTTCTTCCCTTCAGGTCATGCAGGATTTTGGCGTCAATCTGGTGTGTGTGGAGGATGGCATTGATTCTTCCAAGGACGCTGGCAAATTGATGATCTCCGTTCTGTCTGCTGTGGCGGAGATTGAGCGCGAAAATATCCGTGTCCAAACCATGGAGGGCCGCATTCAGAAAGCAAGAGAAGGCCGCTGGAATGGCGGCTTTGCTCCCTATGGGTATCAGCTGGTGGACGGGAAGCTAGTTATCAATGAGGAAGAAGCAGAGGCGATCCGCGTCATTTATGACCAATATGTGCATACGGATATCGGCGCAAACGGAATTGCAAAATATTTGGAAAACCACGGTATCCGTAAAATTCCCCGGCAGAATGGAAAGAATCCCCTGTTTGACGCACATTTGATCCGCTTGATTTTGAAAAATCCGGTGTACTGCGGGAAAATCGCCTATGGCCGACGCAAGACGGAAAAAGTTCGAGGCACAAGGAACGAGTACAAGCTTGTAGAGCAGGACAATTACCTGTTGGCAGATGGCTTGCACGAACCGATTGTTTCGGAAGAGGTTTGGCAAGCGGCGCAGGTGAAGCTGCTGGCACAAGCAAAAAAGTATGAACACGTCAACCGCGGGAAGGACGAGCACGTACATCTTCTTTCCGGCATTGTAAAGTGCCCTGTCTGCGGAGCAGGAATGTATGGGAACAAGAGCATCAAGCACAAGAAAGACGGCACCAAGTACAAGGATTTTTATTATTATGGCTGCAAGCACCGTACCATGATACGCGGGCATAAATGTGACTATAAAAAACAGATTCGGGAGGAACTGCTGGACGATGCAGTCGCGGAAGTCATTGTAAAGCTGGTGAGCAATCCGAAGTTTGCTGCCATGATGCAGGAAAAAATCAACATGAAGGTGGATACTGCCGCCATTGACCAGGAGATTGCAAATTACGAGAAGCAGCTACGCCAGCACTATTCCGTCAAATCAAAGCTGGCAGAAGAAATTGACTCTCTCGACCCGGATGACCGGCACTATGTGCGGCGCAAGGCGGACCTTGATGACCGCCTTTACAAGATGTATGATAATATTGAAGATACTGAATCTCTGTTAATTGCGGCCAGGGCCAAAAAGCAGGCCATCGAAGCAGAAAAGCTGACCGGCGACAATATCTATAAAGTTCTGATTTATTTTGAGAAACTGTACGGCGTGATGAACGATGTGGAGCGGAGGCAGCTGATTGAGGCACTGATCTCGGAGATACAGATTTACCCGGAGCGGCAACCTAATGGACAGTGGTTGAAATCCATCAAATTTAAGCTGCCTATCATTGAGGAAGATATGAGTATCAGTTTGGGCAACGAAGAACAAGTCGACAAATGCCCCCTCCTACCATTTGTGTCCGACTTGGACACATCCAGTTTATCCAGGCTGGTGCCAACCTGGTTCCATACCTGGATGAGCACCACCTCATCCCCGCTGTAGAGGCGATGGAGCGAATCCGGCGTGATTCCTTTTCCGCAAGCTCAGTCAGCAAGCGCGGTATTTGCGGAATTTTGGACTTGATTGCTACCCGCAATAAGGGAAGGGGCGCCGGGCTGCAATAATTTCATGCCGTACCTCAAATTTTGTATCGTATTTTTGCCTCTGCCCGTGGCACCCTAGTGGTGAGGTGATACTATGGCAAAGCAAGGTATGTCCCGCCCCGAGCGGACGCACACCCAGCCCCACAACGACGCCCCGCCCGTCCCCGAGCTCCAGGGCAAGGCGAAGCACGCCAAGAAAAAGGCCAATCCCATTGTGGCAGGCACCTCCGGCCCCACAATGCTGGTTTACCACGAGCGTCCGATTCC